TAAAGAGTAGAAGATGCCCATTCTCCTTGTAGTGAAAATTTTATACGTCCTAAATCTATTGTTGCTGGCATATTCTATTTATCCTATTGATGGTGCTTGGAATATTGTTTCTGTAGGGCTAGAGTGATGTCCGCTCATTGACGATCCAGAATATCCTGCACTTAAATATCTATAATCTTTTGTTTTAATTTCTGTTCTTAAATATATACTTGTTGTTCCATAACCAAAACTTTGTACTTCTTCTACGTTACCTTGAGAATCGTTTAACATTCTAGGTAATTGAAATACTGCTGCTGTGTTTTCTTCAATGTTATTAGCATTAGTTCTATCATTAACATATGTGGAATCAAATCCCATTGATGAACAACCATAAGAATTTCTACCTGCAACAAATAACCAACCGTTATTTGTTAATACATGAGTTCTATGTTGATCTCCTGTTGAATGACCTCCAATATATTTTACATCAAGTAAAGCATAGTTGTTAGCTTTAATTCTCCATAAAGGAGTTACAACAGACGATCTATCAGTTGTAGAGTTATCTCCTAATTGACCATTGTTATTTCTTCCACAAGCAGTTATATTTCCTGCTCTGTCTTGCATGAATATACTATGATACTGTCCATTTCCAGTAAACCACATATTTTTACAAATATTATTTGTTGCAGCTCCTGGTCCACTACCCATTATTGTAAATAGTTGTAAGTTAGTTGTGTTACCATTACCCATCCAACCATAGAAATTATATCCTGTTGTAAATATTTTACCTTTATCAGTTAAAATTGCTGTTCTTCCGTTACCTGAAAAGTCATCTTTTAATACTTTAGCAATTCTTCCATTTGTTGCATCAGAAAATAATGGGTTTGTAATTTCTGTAGGTACGTTAATAATAGCAGTAGTGTTATTAATTCCTAATTGACCAACTGCGTTATATCCCCAAGCATAAATTCTGTTTGCAGAATCTAATGCTAAACAATGAACATAAGTAGCACCTGAACACCAGAATCCTACAATAGCATTGTTGTTAAAGTAAGTAGCCTTAGCAATTATAACAGGCAATTGTTGATTTGAAGTGTTAGCTTGAGCTAATTGACCTTGTCCACCATATCCCCATGCCCATAAATTTCCCGCATCATCTAAAGCATAACATGAATGAGTTCCTGTGTCGTCAGCATTTTTATTTGAAATCCAACATTTAACAATTCTAACGTTTAAGAATTTATGAGTTGATGAGTTATTACCTGCAAATACGTTAGCATAAGAACCACCGACACGCACAGGATAAGCTACAGTAGATGTAGCATCATTTCCGTTTTCTCCGCTAGTTCCAAATCCCCAATGATATAATTCTCCATTATTAAATAAAGCCATTCCTGCGTTATAACCAATTTCTAATTGAATACATTTAGGAACTTGTCCATCTGGAGTAGAATGTACACCTGTTCCACCATTATCAGTACTTCTATACCAATCTAAGAATGGAAAAGTCATATTCGTCATTACGTTTTGATCACTTACTACACCGTTATTACTAGAAGAACCCATAGTTTTAATTCCACCAGATCCATCAATATAAGTCATATGGTTAATTACATTTTTTCCAGCGTAATGACCATATTTTCTGTAATATCTATTAAACTCACCTATAACACCATCTCTATTTGATAAAGAAATACAATCTCTATGTTGTCCGGAATACATTGAAGTTTGACCTTTAACATATTTTCCTACTGTTGCAACTTGGAAAGTAATTGCAGGAGCACCACCGCCTCCTAATTGAGCATCTGATACAGTAAGAGTGTCTCCTACTACGTAACCAGCACCAGGCCATTCAACTTCAACTGAACTAATTACACCTCCTGCTGTAATTACTATATTAAATAAAGCTTGATCTGTTCCAGAACCTCCTGTTGAAATACATCCCATATATTGTCCTGATGTTCTTAAACCATTTCCAGAACTAAATGTACCAACAGTTAAAATATCTCCTCTAACTGTAAATGTTGTATCATCATAATCATGTTCTGATTCTAATAGTTGCCATTTTGAAGCAACGCTTTGATTTTGAGGTAAAGTAGAATCTGCACCTGAGTTAGTATGAGCAGCAATACAAATATAATAAGAATCAGTTGTTACATATTGTCCAGTAATATATGTAGAGTTATTATTATTTACTCTAACAGGAACATAAACAACATCTCCTACTTGATATGTTTGACCTGTATTGCTATGAGTTCCTCTAAAATTTGTTACTTGTTTTATATTTCTCCAATATGTAAATGCAGAAGTTGTAATTGAACTACCATAAGTAGCACCTCCAGCAAAAGAAAAATAATATAAAGTTGTTGGTGTAGTGTTATCTGTTTGTAATTCTATTCTTCTTTGTGTTGCTGCGTTAAATGTTGTTACGTTTTGGAAAACTGAAGCAGATACAGATACGTTATTTAAAAAATAAGATACACCATTTGTATATAAATTTGAAGATTGACTACTTGCTGCAGCAGAAAATTGTAATACTTGTCCGTTGTTAGTAGAACTGTTTAAGTTAAATATATATTTGTCACCTCTGTTTAAAGATAAAACAGGTTGGGCAACACCATCAATATTGAATACACTTGATACAGTTGTAACTAATGAGTTAACAATTTTATTTGGAATAGGAGTTTGGTTAGTACCTGCAGCGATTGCTACATAATCCTGAGAGTTGTAATCTACAACATCATCAACGATATATGAAGTTCCAGAGTTCCAAGTTCCTCTATATCTAAAATTTAGATTGCCTAGTGTAGTTGTTGTAATTGCCATAATATTTCTCTTTTATTTATATTCCATTATTAAGGGTTATATGTTAAAATTAATCTTCCGTTTGTATTAATACTTACAGAAACAGCATTATTTACTAACATGTGAGATAAAAATCCAGTATTTACGGTTGGATCTATTGACACAGTTTGAGAACCAGCATTATAGTTAGTATATAATCCTGAAGTTAATGAAGAAGTTGTACTAGTTGCAGAAGAACCTGTAATGTTGTTATCAGTATTAATACTAATAATTTGTAAGTTATCAGCATCATATTGATCTACATAAGTTTTTGGTGTAAGATCAGTATTAATTGAAGGTACATAACTTGCTTGTAATTTAGTAGTACTTAATGATATTGCACCAGAATCGGTAGTAGTAATACTTCCACTACCTATTAAAATATTACTAATAGTTGCAGTGTTAACAACTACGCTATTTTTACCACCTCCTAATTGTGTATCAACATAAGTTTTTACAGCAGATTGTGTAGCAACTTTATTAGCAGATGCTCCTGTAAAAGTAGAATCGTTTGAAAATTCATTAATTGTACTAGAGAATCCAGATAAAGGCGTTAATGTAATACTTGATAATCCACTAAGATCAAAATATTGTGAAGATAACGTTGCAGTACCTGTAGCTTGTTGAACTACAAATAAGTTACCAACGTTAAAGTTACCATCTTGGTCAGTACTTGTAAAGAATACTCTTCCTAAATTTTGATTTACACATTGTTTTGTAGAATCAGGATTTATTGATGGTGTTCCTGGATAATTTGTAGTAGCTATACTACCAGTTCCAATGTTTAAGAAATCGTGACCTGTTAAACGAACATTTGAATACAATTTTCTAAATGTAGCAACTGTACTATGTGCCGGAGAATTTGCAGTTGTAATATTAGGATAAACTCTTAATGTAGCATTTCCACTTCCAGCATCAGTAACACTGACAATGTAGTAATTAGTTGTAGCATCATTTGCAAATTGAAATGAATTACCTGCAATCGGTAAAGAAGTATAGTTACTTACATATACAAAACTTCCCGTTGGAAGAATTTCTGCATAACCATTTCCTGAAACTGTAGCAGTTGCTGATGTTTGAATCCATCCAGTACCTGCACCTGTAATAGTCCAATAACGTATAACACCAGAACCTAAAGCAGGTGTACCTGTTGCTAAAACCGAAGCATTTGGATCTGTAATTGTAATTGTAGGAGTACTACCGTAACCAGAACCTGAATCCGTAATATAGTAAGCAACAATTGTACCATTTTGTACAACTGCTCTTGCAAGTGCTTGATTTGAAAAAGAACCACCAACTACTTGAACTCTTGGTTCAATTTCATATTTTGTAGTAACATCTAATGCACTAGCAGCTGAAACTGGAGCAGTAACTCCACCAAATAAGTCCCAACCTGATGAACCTGCTTCAGTTGTTACAGTTGCAACTTTAGTACCTGCATTGTAAGTAGAAATAATACCTGTTTGACCGGAACCAGTTCCATCAGTAATTGTAATACGCATACCGTTGTATGAACTTGTTGCTGCAGTTTCAGATGAAGATAATGTTATTGAAGTTGCAGTTCCTGTTTGTGCATAACCTGATTGTATTTTATGTCCAACACCACCTGTAGTTGGAGCAATATATTTTACAGCATTATTTACAAACGTTGCTGTTGCAGTTGCAGTAGAACCTGTACCAGAAAAACTGATAGTCGCAGATGAATAACTTTCACCTGGATATTGTTGTTCAATTCTTTTTACTTGACCATTAGAAATTAAAACTCTTCCTATTTTTGCTTGATTGTTTCTATTGTTAACAGTTGCAGTATAAGGAGTTTCTGCGGCATCATATCCTGATGCTAAAGAACCGTAATCTCCATAAGAATTGTTACCATTAGTTGCTCTAATTTTTGAACCAGAATCAGCAAGATATCCAACGTGAGCATAGTAAGTAAATACAGAAACAAGTTCGGATTTACCTCCTCTTAAACACCATACACCAATACCTTGATCAATAACTTGTGTAAAATCGTTTGCAACAATTGTGGAATAACCACCTGTTTGTACACCACCATCTACTTTCATACCTACAGCACGTGTACCGAATGTAGAAACGTTTTGTATGTATGGTGATTTAGAAGTAATAGAACCTGCAGGATCTAATGCAATGTAAACACCACCAGTTACTCTAGTTAGTCCATAAGCATCAGCAGCAGTTGCTGTTCCTGTTAAATTTTGTAATGTAGCATTTCTTAAACTTGTACCATTGTTCATTAAGAACATAGTAGCATTTACGTTAGGTGTAACACCATCTTTTGATGTACCAACACCATATCCTTTATCATTCGTAGTATCTGGTGCAATTCTTGTACTTCTTAAATCTTCTCCAACAATTGCCCAGTTAGCAGGAACTTTAATAGGTAATAATTCTGTATAAAGACCAGTTAAAACTCTGATAGTACCTGTTCCACCTAATGCTAAAGCTTTAGTTGCAGCGTATTGAACTGTTCTGTAAGCTCTTTCTCTTGATAATCCTCTACCTGTAGCAGTATCGTCAGTTCCATTTATAGAAACCCAAAGAACATTTGTTGTGCCTGTATCAAAACCCCAATAAGGATCTGTTCCATCAGATAATAATTTAGCACCAACTCCACCAATAGGTAAAGCAACATTAGTTAAAGCACTTCGTGTTAGTATATCTCCACGTGCAGATAATACTGAATTTGAATCTCCCGCAGCAACTAGTGCCCAATAAACAGCACCTGTATCTAAATCAGGTCTTGTAGTTGAGTTATTTCCTACATGAGATATTTTTGCTCTATAAGTTGATGAAGCATATCTTACTGTATCTCCTGGATAATATGTTGTTCCATTAATCCAACCTGCATCAATAAAGTTAAATCCTTTAATTAATAATGACCAGTTTGAATCTCCAGCGGCAGCAGGAGCAGCATTTGTGTTATCTTGTAAAGCAACATAAGCGTTACCTCCATAATTAATTACTGATCCTATTTTATAAGCAGTTGAACTACTCCATACACCTGCACTACTATAACCAGTTGTAAATACTGTCCATTCAGATGTATTAGTAGAAGGTACTTTATTTGTGTTTGAAAGATTAGCAGTATAAGTGTAACCGCCGTAACTTACTGTATCGCCAGGTTGATAAGCAGTAGCTGAATTCCAAGAACTTTCATAATCTAAACCAGCAACAAATAAACTAAATTTTGTTAAATCAATTGTATCTGTAGAACTTGTAAATGGTGATGCACTTGTACAAATATAAAGTGATGGACCATATTTTACGATATCGTTTAATTTATAAGTTCCACCATTTGTATATCCAGCAGAAACCCAATTAAATCCTGGAACATAAATTGACCATTTTGAAGGATCAAAACTTGCTGCAGAAAAATGAGATAAAGTACAAATATAGTTTGTTCCACCATATTTAACAACGTCATTTAATTTGTAAAAGAAAGTTGATGTTCCATTTCCAGATGTCCAATCTCCTTTGTAATCTGTACCAGAAGTCATTACAGACCATAATGGAGTTGCAGCATTTGCATCTGTATAGAAATTTGCAGCTGCTGTATGATTAATTAAACATACATAAGATTGACCACCAAATTTAACAACGTCATCTTTAATGTATGCTGTACCTGTTGTCCAAGGACCTTGAAATTGAAACTTTATACGACCTAAAATAAAATCTGCCATTTATTCTCTCTAGTTAATTATGAAACCCAGTTGCCTGTTGCTCCATTTTGTGTAGCTGCATAAGGATAACTTTTGTCAAACCTAGCAACTAAAAATCCGTTCGAATTAATATAGTAAGTCACTTTTCTATGATCAATTTTTATTTGATCATTATTTCTGGAGTTAAAATTATATTGTCTATTATCAGAACTTTCACTAACTCCTTTTTGTACATCATTAATTAACGTTTGACCATCAGTAGCAAAACCACTTTCAATTTGGTCTAATGAATAAGGAAATCCCGAACCATCACTCATGTTAATACTTCCTTCGTCACCGTAAAACTTTATTTTACTATACGTTAAAATACCTGTATCATCTTTTTTTAACGCATGAACAGCTGACTCGTCATTGTAACCTTCTGCTTTTTTTAAAGATTTATTAACTAAGTAAGCCATTAAATATTTCCGTAATTATTTATACTATTTATAAAAAAAATAATGTTATTTTTACAATACATTATGTTACCTCTAATATACTCATATAAACACTACCACCAGCCACATCAGCCCATACTCTTATTATATCATTTGATTGCAAATTGATAGGTTTATCTAAAACTAAAGTGTTATTTGAATCTATTGATAATCCACTTCCTACATAATAAAAAGTACCACCCCCTGCAACTGTTACTGCTATATTTACGTTTAATGTTAGAGTTTCGTTTGTATTTGAAATATACAATGCGTGAATAACTGCTTTTTTATCGCTTGCACACGTATATATGTTGGCACTACTATTATTTGAAGTACCTATTGTTTGTGCAGCGCTTGTAAATATACTTGCCATTTTTTTAACCGAATACTATAGAGTATGCCAAAGCATCTCCATCCATTGCTAACGTACCATTATCGTTAGGTAACGCTATTGTTCTTGTTTGTGTTGGTTCAACGACTGTTAAATTTGTATGAAAAGCATTTTCATAATTACCTTCAAATACTAAATTAGAACCATTTAACCAAATATCATAAGTTGTTTTATTTCCATTACCTAAAACTGTTTGAAAAGAAACAGATCCCGCTCCTCCAATTTCTTTAACAACATTAAAAGAATCTTTTGTGTAAAACTTTCCGTCTCTAATATTCATCGCCAGTTCGCCGACTTGTAAGTCGCTTGTACCTGGAATAGAATATTGTACCTCTGAACGTTTAGGTTTTAAAACAGTTGTCATTGTAAATTACTTTCTTAAAATATTTCTAATCTTTTCAACTACTGTAAAATTTTTTCTATCTTCTTTTTTTGCTATGCTATAACCGATTAAAAATGAACCAATCATAACTGTTAAAATTGCTAAAATATGCCAAGCTAAAAATGCCATTAGTATGTTCCTCCGTCTATTGTTGTTATTGCTACTGAACCTGTAGTTACAGTAAAATTATCTGTTGGAAAATATGCAACTCCTAATGCAGATGCGGTTGCTGTTTTTGCATTAAATGTAACTGTGTTGGTTGTTACAACACTATCCAACGCAGTACCACCTATAAATGTAAGTGTACTATTTAAATTTATTTGAGAAGTGCTAGGTGTTCCAGCTTCATCTGCAACTGTAAAATAAGGTGTGGATAATTTTGAATTGGCAATACTGCCTGCTAACATTGCGTTAGTAACACCAAGCGCTTTAATTCTTAAAGCATCTGCATTAATTTCTATTGAACTATCATCTACAGCAACATCAAGTGTGTTTCCATTTTTAGTTAATGCAGCACCTGCAACAACTGAACCTGCACCCGAAAATTGTGTTACTGTTAATTCTGTATATCCTAATGAAAGAGTTCCTGTGTATGTAATTACATAACCATTTTTAGAATTTGTATCACCTTCAGATACGAAAACAAATGAACCAGAAGTTAATTCCTGAGGAGTATCAGCGTCTGTTGCTCTTGTTAAAACCCAAGGAGCAGAAGATGAACCCATACTTGTAATTGTATAGATACCATTGTATGCGTCAAACGCTCCTGCAACAGGTTCATTTTTAATTAATATTCTATCACCAACAGTTAATGAAACACCTGTATCAATTTGAAACGTAGCATAAGGAGAATTTTTTGTTAATGTAGCATTAACACCAGACGTACCATTATTATAAGTGTATGCACCTAATGCAGCAGTTGTAGCAGCTTTAACTGATTGTTTTATATTTAAACCTTGAGAAACTTGATCAACGTAATCTTTTGTTGCTAATGATAAAGCAGAAAAACTTGTTCTATCTTTGTAACCTGAAGGAACTTTAACAGTACCTTGACCATTTGGAGATAAATTTATATCACCATCTGTATTAGTTGAAGAAATTGTGTTGCCAGATATTCTAACATTGTTAACATCTAATTGTGTTAAACCTGCAAGTGTAGTTACTGTACTACCTAATGTTAAATCAGTCGAACCTAAAGTAGTTTTTGAATATTGTAATTTTGCATTTGTAACACCTGCATTAGTTAATTGAGTTGTTCCAATTGAACCAGCACCAATTGAAAATGATACTTGGTTACCTGTAACATCAGTTACAATTTGTGTGTTACCTTGAAAATCTAAAGTGTTTGTAGTTAAAAAACTAGATGAACCTGTATCACCTGAAATAGGAATTGTTATAGATGGAGTTGTAAAAGATAAAGTTCCTAATCCATCTGTTGTTAAAACTTGTCCACTTGAACCTGCAGTACCTGGTAAAGTAAGTGTTACACTACCTGCAAGCGTTGTAGGAGCTTTAATAGTAACGGAATCCGTTCCATTATTTGTTGCTTCATTTAATTTAATAAAACCAGATGAACCAGAACTATTTCCTACAATAAGTTGATCTATTGCTTTATTTGCATCAACTAATATAGCACCTGATGCAGCCAGAGTTCCAGGAGTAGCACCTAAAAGACCTGTAAAATATTTACCACCAATAGCAACTTGTTGTGATGCGTTTCCATCTCCACCTACTGGACCTACACCAATAAAAAGTCTATCTCCTAATGTATTGTATGTACCTGCAGCGTATGAATATGAAAGTTCTCCAACTTTTGCTGTTGCGGGTGTACCTATGCCAGATGACGTTTTAATTTTAATTATAGTTGCCATTTATTAGTACTCGCCTCCATTTAAAGTTAAATTACCAGTAGAAGTAATAACATTAGTTGTAGTAAAAAATTTTTGATCGCTTGCTCTATATTGTAAAATAGCACCATCAGCGATACCTGTTGTATCTACGTCACCTAAAAGTGAAAGTTTTAATGTCGAATTATTTAAAGCCGCATTACTTAAACTACCCATTGAAGGTAGAGTTACTGAAACCTGTTGAGGTTGTAATGGACTTCCTTGAATATTTGCTACAATATAAGACAATTGTCTCTCCCTTTTACTCTATATTTATAATATTATTTTGTTTATATTATAATATATTATGATGTACTTACTTGTGGTCTTACTGTAATGATTCCTTCAACAATTCTTGTCGATTGATTTAAGGAATCTGTTATTTTTACATCATATACATAACGTGCAGCCTCTAAATTAGCAGTTTGAGTAGCAGTTAAAGTAAGAGAAACTATGCCCGTAGCAGTGTTTATACTTGTAGTAATGGGTACTCTTGTACTTGTTGAAGAATAACCTTTGGCCATTTTTGCAGATGCAGTGTAACCTGTTAAATTTAAAGGATTTCCCACTAAATCTTTTACAGACACGTCTGATGAAAATGTTGACCCTTGATCAATATTTAAATTTGCAATTGCACCCATTTACTTATTTATTTTTTTTCTGTTGCTTCTAGTACTGGTTGGTCACCTAGTTCTTCTACTATTTTATTATTATAGTACTCAGTCAATACATCAATTTTTTCAACTTCAATTATTAATCTAGTTTTATTTTGTTGTATCTCTTGTCTAGCGATAATATAATTTTTTAATTTATCACTAAACTTTGTCTCATCATAATCTTTACCATTTATAGTAATAGTCATAATTATTCACTCCTTTTACAGTTATTATACATTAATATATTAAAAATGTCAATGATATTTATATAAGATAAATATTAAATATGTTAAAAACTGAACATTTAAATGACTTTTATATAAAGGGTTTTACGGTATTTTCATTTCCAGAAGCATTTAAATATAACTTTGATAATTTTAACTTTATTCAAGCAGGAAATCAATCAGATGATTTTGTTTATAAAAATGACCCTTTATTAATTCCTATAATAAATGAATTTGCAGAATTAATAGAACAAAGATATGTAAGTTTTTTTGGTTCTGAATATAAAAATCTTCGTAAATTAGGTTGCAATCTAGCTCACAATAAAGCACGTAAATGGCATGATGATCAAGACACTTGGGCAGATTTAAGTATTTGTTTAGTTTTTAATTTGTACTTAGATGATACTAAAGAACATAATAATGGATTTGATATTAAAAACGACACAGAAGAATTTAATTTATTTCCTAAAAAAGGTGACTTGTTTATGTTAAATGTAAGCAACGCATTTAAACATAAAGCAAATATTAATAATGATAATGTAAATAGACGTGTTATGACTTTTGATTATTTCGTTCCATCTTTAGACAAAGTTATTCAAATTTAAATTTAAAATTAAAAGTATATCTATTTTTAGTATAATCGTTTGCTACTGTCATATGTCTTATCAAAGGATTAAAATTATTAAGACAAACAAAAGTAGAATCTATTGGATAATGTTGATATATTTCTTTTATAGAACCATCTTCCTGTTCTTTACCAAAACCTATTTGGCCCTTCCATTCGGGTTTCCATTCAGGATAATCATTAAAGTACATCAATATCATCATATTACAACAATCATCACAATCATTATGCCAAGGCAAATCCTCTGTTCCATTCCATAAACCAAAAGTAAACGATTTAATTGTTCTTAACCAAGTCGTTTGTTTTAAATTATCTTTTACCAAACTTGCTCTTAAAGGATCAAAAAAAGGAGTTTCTATAACTCTATTCGCTAATTCTTTTATCATAGCAGGCGCCATATTATAACAATATAAATCTCTTAATTGTTCTTCATAAGGAAAATCATTTATTGTGTGAACTCTTTTTAATTCTAAATTATTAGGAGAAACGATAGTTGAAAATGTGTCCATTGGCATTTGAGCCCAATTTGCCGCTGTTGGACCTTTTTCCATATCTTGTTTTTTCAAATTTAAATTTTTTTTATTTTTTATTGTATGTTCATCTTCAAAAACAAAATTACTAAAAGTAGTTTCTTTAATTATATCTTTAGCTGCTTTTACAAGATCGATAGGTAATATACCTATATTAAATCCTAATTTATAAAATTTATAAACATCAAATTGTCGATCAAAATTTAAATTCATTAGTGTACCCTACATTTAACATTAAACGTATATCTATTTGTATTATTTTTATTTGATACAGCTCTATGTTTCATTAATGGATTGTAGTTATTAATACAAACAAAAGTACCATCAGTTGGATAATGTTTATGTATTTCTTTAATATTTCCATCTTCCTGTTCTATACCAAAACATATTTGACCATCCCATTCTGGTTTCCATTCAGGATAATCATTAAAGTACATTAATAGCACCATATAACTATTATCATAATTATCATTATGCCATTCTAAATTTTCTGCACCATTCCATAATCCATAAGTAAATGGTCTAATCGATCTTGTCCAATGAGTGTTAGCAGATTGAATGGTTACTAAACTTTTTTTCAAAGGAATAAAAAAATCTAAATTTAATACCTCATTTGCAAAACTTTTAATATAATAAGGTGAATTATTATAACAATATAAATCTCTTAAATTTTCTTCATAACCAAAATCTCCCAATTGATATTTTTCTAATGCAAGACCGCCTGGTATCATCATCCAATCAGCTGAGTATGGAGGAGGAGAACCTGTATTAAATTTAGTGCCTTTAATTATTTTTTTTGCTTCAGTTACAAATTCCATAGGTAACATTCCTACATTAAATCCAACTTCGTGAAATTTATATACATCAAACTGATAATCAAAATTAAGATTCATCTATTAAAAACTCTTTCTTATAATATTTTTTTATGTCTGGAACAATACCTTTTGTTTCATCTAAAGGCATAATTTTATTTAATATATTATCATAAGTATTTATATCTGCCTCATAAATCTTAAAATGAGGATCATTTCCATATAACAAATCACTATCATTTAATAATTCATAAAAATCTTCATTAAAATCTTTTGATAACCAGTAAGCATAACAAATAGCCACAACATAACTTTTAGAAGGATATATAAAAGGCATATCTTTATTGTAAAAATATCTTACAGCATTTTCAACTATATCATTAGAAAATTCTACCTGTAATTTATTAAGATCATCACCATGATCTGTAACCATTCTATGATATAGTTCTTGTCTAATTTTCCATTCTTTGTGCATAATAATCCAACAATCCTTTATATCCATTACAACCGTTATCTAAATCTTTTACATAACGATAATGTTCTGTTAAACAATGGCCATAATATTTACACTTTCTACATATATCAGAAACATTATTAATTGGTTCCTGTTCTGCCCATTTTATATATTCTTTAATTGAATTTAGTTCTAAAAAATATTCTTTATCATTTTCATCAAATTCTAACACAGCAAAATTGCCATTAGGTGTTATATAAACGTGATTGTTTGAAAATGCGTTATATTTTTTTTTTAAACTTCTAATTATATTACCTTCATTTGTAAAATCAAATCTTTTTCTTATAGGACTTTCAATCCATTTTTGTACAAATAACTCAAAGTCTTTATGAGTAACGGGTTGAGAATTTGCTTGATTTATTGAATACGGTTTAATCTCTACGCTTTCTATACTAGAACATAAATTCATTTTTTGTATCATATCATCAACATTCATCTTTAATACTTTTTCACTTGCAAGTATCAGTACTGCAATAGGCACAGGACTATGAAACATGTTATTATAAACTAAATCAGACTTTTCTCTTGCTTCAAAATCATAACTCACTCCTAAATAAAAATCAGGTTCAAAAAAACCCTCATGTAACATTGAAAGATTAGTTATAATATTAATCTTATCTTTATAATGTTTTCTTATAACATCTTTTAATCCATAGAAATAATCTTTCTTTAAAGCACCTATTTCTCCACCATATAAATCTACCCAATCAATCTTTCTTACTCTACTAATTTCTTTCAGTCTTTGATCAAGTATTGCTAGTGGTATTTTCTTTTGATCTCCCAATTGTTCAGATTTAAGATAACAAAAATTGCATCTAAAATTGCAAAAATAACTAGGATTAATAGATACGTTTATTTTTTTCATAATATGAAATAAAATTATTATATATCATTTAATGTTAAATCCACAGGTAAAGCTAAACGCATTTTACCCCAAAAAGGTTCTACATTATGATAGACAAAACAAGGAAACATAATAATATCTCCTGTAGATGGTAATAAAGTTTGCGAATGAAACCATTTATCAAATTTTTTATTAACACCATAAGTTCTATTTGCATTAAATCTAGAGTCACTTAAACTTAATCTACCACCTTTATTATTTTCTTCTGATAATAAATAAAATACAGAACTAATATGAGAACCTGAATGATTATGTGATGGTAAATGATATGAAGTATTTGAACCCGTTAACCACGCTCTTAACGAATAACTTTCTTCTTTTAAATTTATATCAACTTCTTTTTTTAAATATTCTTCAAATACAGGTATAACTTCTTTTTCTTTAAATTCTTCAAAAAAATTATCTTCAAATAAACATCTATCTTTCATATTAAGAGATACATTATTATCTTCACCAGCATAATTGATTATTATATGGTTAACAAGTTTTTCCAATAATTTTTTATCTTTAAATTTTGTTTTATATACGGGTGTTGACCAACATTGATTAAATCCTTCTTTTATGGCAGTGGAGTTATAACTTTTAATTCCCGTTGTTAACCTTTCTTTATTTAATTTTTCATATTCGTTAGTCATATTTTACCTTTTATTATTTAAATTAAAATAAAAAGAAGCTTGTATTCTCCTTTTGTTTGTTTTACCAGCCCTATGTTGAAATTTAATATTGTTATTAACTAATATTAAAGTACCAGGACTTGGATAAATTTTATATTGTTCTTTATCAGTTTTAAATTCAATTTCTCCTTCATTGTATTTTTTCATTTCTGAAAAATATAATATAAAGAAAAAATCACATTCTTCAATATCATTATGCCAAAAACTTGCTTTATCATATATGCCTTCCCACATTTGTCTATCACCTATGATATGTTCACCAAATAAAGGAGTAACTATTTCGTTTGATATACTTGTGTGAATAATCATCAAAGCTTTATCTAAATCTTTTGTATTTCCTGTTGGATGAAAATCATTATCTGTGCCAGGAAAATTCCATTCAAGTGATTTTAAATCCACCAAATTAACATAATTTTTACGTTCAAAAACTTCAAAACCTTTTGTATTAAAATTATCTAAATTCATATTATTTGTCATAAGCTGGAAACTCTTTACTATTAATTATATTTATAACTATATTTTTAATTTGTTTTTCATATTTTTTTCTTAAATAATTAACAAACAAAGCATTTAATGGTATTAAAAAATTAAAAAAATGATAGCTATAAGGCCA